ACTCTTTCGAGTGCGACCTTTAATTCAATTACGATGTAAGTATGCGTAATTATTATGCTAACTCAGGCACCTATGATCGTGCTTTTGTTGCCTTTTGCTACACCACGTGGATTCACAATTGCGATTCCAATCTGTTCTGACACAACCCATCCGAGCTTCAATTGCTTGGGCTCATCTGCTGGTAGAACTTCGATGTCTTGACGAACTGGCATAACTCCGACGAATTCCGGATCGGCCGCACAGTATACGGTTCCTGGGGGAACGATTTTGCTGACGAGAATGTCTGCGCCCCAGATGTGTGCGTAAAGACCAGTTTGGAGGATTTCGCGCATTGTAACGGGATCAACTTCTCCGCCACCGACGCCTTGACCACCACCAGAACCCCACTTGAGGATATCTGTGAATTCGTTGATGTTCATGAAGTATTTAGCTGTCACGAGGTCCCAACGATCAACTTGGGCTTTTAGTTCGACTAGATCGCGCTTTAGCATTCCTGCGTCTGCGATATCTTGAACTGTGTTTTCGACTGACGATGCTGCATCAATGGCTGCGAAAACGTTTGCGTCTTCTTGTGCCATGAGTTCTTGACGTGCTTTCTGGACTGCACGGTCAATAACGTTGAAGCGGCGGCGACGAACTTCTGAAATACGAACTGTGGGGTTCGAGAAGAGTTCGAATTCTGGAACAACTACGCGATCACCGAAAACGCGTGATTCTGGGCCGGTACCGTTGCTTGAAATAACAACAGCAGCGACATCGATATCGCGGTCGTATGTTGCGTATGCGCCTTGAGCGAGCGGATCAACTACGAGGGCTCTACGTGCAATTCCATGATAGTCCAAGTTTCGGCGGATTGGATTTGCCATTGCTTGTGCGAGGGCAACTTTACCTTCTTGGGTCATGATTGCGCGTGTTAAGAGGTCATCGCGTTGTGAATCTGAAAGCGAAACCTGTCCTGCCATACCGAGGTTGGAGGGGGTGTTGTCTTGCAAAATTGATGCAAGCTTTGTAATTTGTTGTAGCGCCTCAGAGCGTGACATCGCGTTGAGTTCGCCAGCGTTGTTAAAAAGATTCATTTATGTATCTCCATAATATTATGTTGAAGTGTCTTTCCAGTTACTACCAGAAAATGACGGCCTAAAATAGTTCGTCATTATTATGTTTAATTATTCCCAGATTATTAAAATATTTTTGAGACAATAAAAAAGGACCAGCAAAATTAATTGCTGATCCTTTAAGTTATTGATTAACTAACTATTAATTAGTTATCATTGACCTGGCTGGAAGTGAAGAACCGCCATGAACATTGTACTTGCCAATGTGCCGCCGACTGTGCTTGATGGGCTGTTTAGAGCTGATACCAAGCGGTTTGGTGTAGTAACGAGTGAACCCTTTGTACGGAATTCAACGAAACGACCCATAACCAATGTGCTACCTGCTGTGCCTGTCGATGTTACTGTTAGGAAGCCTGGGTTTGTCTGATTACCTGCACGAGCATAAAGCGGGACGCCTGGTGTACAACCGCTTGCTTGTGTCGGTTGAAGATCGGTGTAGCATGCATCGAGAGTTACGCCGTAGAGACCTGGCTTATCCCAAGCTGTCCATTTGCCGGAACCGGTTGCAGTGTGTGGGCCGAGAACTGTACCACCTGTTGCAACTTGTCCATCTGTTCCACCAACTACTTGACCAAAGAGTGTGCCGTAGTTTGTGGTGCCTTCATCAACTAACATCCATGGTCCGCCTGCTGCTGTGGGAAGGTTGATTGATAATGCCACGCGTGAGGTGCCGGGGTTTAGATAACCGTCATAACCATCAGCAGCCATTTTGTCGGCTGTTGCTGTTACTGAAACGAATGTACAAACTTCACCACCGAGACATGAAGTAACATAACCATCAGCTGCATCATATTGGCCGATTGGTTCGATACCGGGTTGTAAAAGAATTAATGCCATATTTATATCCTATTTTTTCTACCACTTAAATTATTATGTGGATTTTAAACTTACTCCTTAACTTACCTAAAATCAATTATATATCTTATTATTACCAGATTTTTAAAATTATTTTGCGCCACTCAATTCATTAAAAGCTTGTTGAACTGCTGATATACTTGACGATTCTTCTTTTTCATCAGTTTTTGGCGTTTCTATTGCAGATTTTGCATCATATTTTTTCGATGTTGCAAGGGCTTTTGTTAGTGCCGCTTCTCGTTTTCCTGCACCAGCTTCTAATCTATCTATTTCGGCTGCAGTTGATTGCATTGACTGTTTTAATGGTTCCAATGATTGTTTAATATCGTCAAACCTATCAGAGAAAAGGCCCCATCCACCGTGGAATATTGGCTCTATTTTGCTAACAAGACCGGAGAACCACGTTTCATCTTTAATTGCCAAATCTCTAACATTTGATTGTTGAAACAAATGAATTGCATCTTCTATTTCTGGCGCCATATTTTTTAAGAAATTACGGAATTCTTCTGCTTTTTGAATAATCTCCGTTCCTGATTCTTGTGATGTTTTAGCTATTTCATCATATGTTTTTAATGAATGAACTTGATTTTCTATTGTATTAAATCGTTCTATCTCGGCTTTTAAATGGCCTAAATCTATTCTAAATTTTTTGAGGTTGGCCAAGAATTCTGGTTTTAAGGTTGAATAAAATGTTTGGTGAAACCAGTCCTCTCCAATTAAATCATCTACTTGTTGAATTGCATTATTGACATTTGCTAATAATCCTTTATCTGGATCATTAATATGATTATAAAGATAAACAGCGCCCAAAACCGCTGCACCAACTATTGCTATTGTTCCAACGCCCACTGCCCCTACTAATGGAAGAACTACTGGCGCGAGAGCTTCTTTTTTAATTTGAGTAATGCAAGTATCTGCCAAAATACGAAGTTCATTTTTATCGTGATTATCCATATCATTAGCAACACGAACAAGAGCAAGAGTTAATTCTGTTTCTGCATATCGTTTTTGTGTATGATTACCCGTGGGGGGACGACGGGTTATGTTAATTAAAATTTGATTGCGTTCATTTACATTTTCAATTAGACTGTTTAGTTTATCATAACTATTTGTCAATACAACTTGATTTGGATGAGCATCTTCTACTATATTATACTCATACTTCATTGATTTGTCTGTATCTGGTTTAACACCATATAGACCTTCAATAACTTCTTTTGTATCTGAACCTACGCGAGGATGTGGATCGTTTTTATAATCTTTGAGTTCTTTGGATTCTTCGGCGGTTTTTATTAGGCCTTTTTCCATTGCTATTTTGACAAATTCATCGGAAACTGTGGGATTTGACATCATACACCTTTTCTATATGTGAAATTATACATTATAGCGGCTCCGAAATCTTGGGCGATTGTTTAGGTTGTGCTAATGGAATGTTTTGTATTTGTGATGGTTTTGATGATAATTGTTGTCCATGTAATTTAGAAGCAACTTCATCTATAAATTGATCTACTACTTCTTTTTTTGATGTAAATACTTTTGGCATAAAAGTTATATCTGTTGTATTGGTTCTATTATAATTTTGAATTAAATGAACAACCTGATTAAAACCAGAAGAGTTTTCAATAACGGAGTCTTGATTGGTTAAATCTGGATATACTAATTTTGCCCATTGTAATATATCATTTCCTATTTGTGATGGTGGAACTGTTTCTATCCAATGACTGGTAAGATTATATTTTTCTTCTTCATATGCTGGATTGACTTTTAATAATGTTTGTGTTGAAGATTTTAGAGATGCTGGTGATGATGTGTCTTCTGATGGTATTTTTGATTTTTGATTGGTGCCTAATATTGAATCGCCAACTTCTGCTGTTAATAATAATCCACCAGCAGAAAGAATTGCCATAACGGCCCATTTAATAATTTTGATCAATATGCTTCCAGTTGTGCCTCTTAAACCAATAAATTGAAGAAGGCCACCGTGTTTTATTATATTTTTATTTGTTAATTGTGTAATAGCTGTCTTATACAATATTACATCTTCCAATTCTAATTCAGCATTTATTTTATAATGTTGTGCTTTTTCAAAATCTTCTTGTGTTGGTTGTTCTCCACTATTATTTTGAACTGCCTGGCTTACTATATGTTCTACATTGTCTAATGATATTTTTTTATCACTAGAACCAAGTATTGCTGATTTAATGCTATGCGCAATTTCCTCAAATATTTTACTAATGCTAAACCCAAACCAATGTTCCGCAACCTCTAAAATTATTGAAATTGTTT